CAAGTCAGCGGGCGATATGGCTATCATCAGCCGCTCCAAGGCATTCGTGAGGGCTTTGGCGGGTCGGGTAGAGTGGTAGGTCATACCGCAAATTTATACGCTTTCGGGTGCATTTATGGCGAAAATTAGGAATTTATACGCTATCGGGTGTAACCTCCTAAAAAAAGATTCATAAAAAAATGACAACAATGGTCGCAAAAGGGTAGAGGCGTTGTAACTTTGTCGGACACTAAACCAATAAGCCATGAGATACTACGAAATTTTTGAATTAGTAAAGGAGCAAGACCCCGTGACGGGGGAAGTTTGTTCGGGGGATGAAGTTTTCCTTGGCAAAAGATTAACCGCAAATGCAGCAATTAGGTACGCCGTTAAAATGGCTGCTAAAATGTACGAGGTTATGGTTCGTGAATACGACCAACGCCTTGAACTGACTGGCCATTGGTATATGAAGGCCGATGAAAACGGCGGTGTTAAAATTAATAAAGTACTCTAAACCCAACCCACTAAACCCCAAACCATGACCCACAAAACCAAAACCAAACTCAAAGCAGCCCTTGCGACGGGCTACATCGTGCTGACCACCTGCCTCGGCCTCGCATTTTTCGGCAGATTCTTTCTCGCAATCATCACCAACTAAACCCCCAAACCATGCACAAATTCAAAACCACCAACATCAAAGGGAAGGACTATGTTGAAGTCAACCAACGCCTCCTGTTCTTCCGCAACGAGCCAACCTATGCGGGTTGGTCCATTGAATCCGACCTCGTTGACCTGCAACCCGACCGCTGCTGCATCAAGGCAATGATTCGGGATGCCGATGGCCGCATCCGAGCCACGGGCCACGCCCATGAGGACCGCACCTCGTCTATGATAAACAAGACATCCTATGTAGAAAACTGCGAAACCTCTGCCTTTGGCCGTGCCTTGGCCGCCCTTGGTATCGGGATTGAAACATCAATCGCATCCGCTAACGAGGTCAGCATGGCCATCGCCAAGCAGGAGAACCTTAACGACCTCAACGACAAACTCGGATTGGTTCCCGCCTACGACGACCTCACCGCCGCAACCCTCAAAGCCGACTTCCTCAAGTTGGTGCAGAAACTCCCCGCCGAGCAACAGGAGCGGTTCATGAAAGACCTGGACCAAATGACCCCCGCCCGATTTGAGAAGGGCATCCAATTCATCCAAAACCAACTCTCTAAAAAATAAACCATGAACAATCTACTATCCCGCCTTAACGCTGACGCATTCGTTGCATTGATGAACGACCGCGAGCAGTATTCCACCACCATCAACGAGTTGCTACAAGTCCTGCAACAAAAGGACTGGTTCCAAGACCTCACCCAAAAAGAGATGTGGAACCTATCCATGCACCTGCCCAAAGAAATTTGGGATGGCAATGTCCGCACGCTTGTTAACCTATTCCAAACCCGCCCAGTGACAAATCCATGAACCATTTAGTCACCATTCCCAAGAGCGACATCAGCAAGGCTGACATCGCCGACATCGCCGCTGGCCTCATCCTCCGAATACAGGAGGGCGAGGTCAACCCCATCGCCGCCCATGTACGCTTAAAGGCGGTTGTCAAAGCCTTGGAGCAAGTCCTCAAAGCAACCGAGGACATCGTTCGGGACGAGGCCGAAAAGCACGGCAAGACCTTCTCCGCCTTCGGTGCAGAAATCCAAGTCAAGGAGGGGGCACTCACGCCCGACTACCAGCACGACCAAGTGTGGAGCGACTTGCAGGCAAGCATGAAAGCCCGTGAAGAACTGTTAAAGATGGCATTCCGCAATGCTGGCAAGGCAACGGTGTACGACGAATCCACGGGCGAAGCGGTCCCCGTATGTCCCGCCAAAGGGACAAAACCAAGCATCGCTGTTACTTTTAAAACCACTTAACCATGCCCAAACCCAAAGGAAAAGAAATCCAACGAAGGGTCGCCACCATCTACGCCGTGTCGTACCTCGCACAACGCCCATACAGGGCATCAGAACTCGCCAAAGTGCTTGGTGTGAACCTTCGTACCACCTACCGAATTTTAAGCGATTTACGGGCCTCTAATTGGCTCGTTCAAGAAAACTGTACTTACACAATTCAACCTAACAAAATCCAAAGCCAATGATGAAGGACTTTCCTAAATCTATTGAGGATGGCAAAGAATCCGAGAATTTGTTTATGTTCCTTTTTGCGAAAAAGAATGGGATACCATGCAAGCCATCAACCCAAAAACAAAACACGGTTGAGCATATTGACTGCTTTTGCGGGGACTGGACCTTTGATGTAAAGGGCCGAAGAAGAACAAAACGGAAGAATAAAGACGACTTTTGCAATGACCAAATACTTTTGGAGATTAAAGGAGTTGCAGGTTTTGACGGCTGGCTTTACGGGAAGGCCGAATACATTGCTTGGGAAACATCCGATTCCTTTCTTATCTTTAGAAGGCAAGACCTTGTAAACCACTACGAAGCCAACGAGCATCTTTACGAAAAAATCAACCGTCCAAACAAAAAAGACCTTTTTGTGTGGGTTCCATTTGACCACCTCAAAACAATTAAATTCTCAATTTTACCTAAACCCCAACCCCAACCCATGAGCAACTACACCCCCCAACCCAACACCTTCTCCCTGTTCGCAAACGACAAGGGCGACAACCCCAAACGCCCCGACTACCGTGGGGACATCATTCTCCCCGACGGAACAAAAATGCGCCTGTCCGCATGGGTCAAGGAAGGGCAGAGCGGCAAGAAGTTTTTGAGCGGCAAAGTAGAGCCGATGAACGAATCCCGTCCAGCAAATGTCTTTGAACCACAGGCTGGAGATATGCCGTTTTAGTGTAACTTTGCCCGAAGATTACATTTAAGATTAGACGCATTCCTTGTATAGCAGCCAAGGAGTGTTTAGATAAAGGGTTCCCGTTAAACCCCTCGCCCTGGCTGCTGCTATCAGTCGGGGCGTTTTTTTTACTACCACATGGAAAATAGTTGGTACAAGCACTCCCCCAGCGATTGGCTCGCAGGACGAATCAGCCGCAAATCTTTTGAATTGCAGGGGGCATTCATTCACATTTGTCAACTCTACTGGGTCAAGCACGGCCACTTTACGGCCCATCAAGCAAGCCTTGAAATCGGGGCGACCCTGCTTGGTCAGTTGATGGAAGCCGAAATCATCAAGGAGGAAGGCGAACAAATCCGCATTGAGTTCCTTGACTTGCAGATGGACGACCTTAACCGTCTAAGCCAGCGAAGGAGCGAGGCTGGACGCAAAGGTGGGGAGAACAAAGCCCAAGGAATAGCCAAGCAAGATGTAGCAAGTGCTAAGCAAATCGTAGCAAGTGCTAAGCAAAACGAAGCAGATAAGATAAGATTAGATGAGATAAGAGAAGATAAGATTGAGATACAAGAGAAGAAGAAGAATACTTGTGTCCTTTTTGACCAATTTTGGAACCTCTATCCCCGCAAGACCTCCAAGCAGTCCGCATCCAAAGCCTTCGCCAAGTTGAAGGACGAAGACCAGCAGGCAGCCATCAACAACATCTCCCGCCTCTACGCAGAAACCCCCGTCCAGTTCGTTCCCCATGCAGCCACCTACATCAACCAAGGACGATGGGAGGACCAAGTAATTCCCCGCAATGCTACCTTCAACCCACTAAACCAATCCGATGACGAACCCTTACCATCTTACCGCTGAACGCAGGCTCCTGTCCTGCCTCATGGACCAGTTTACCAACCGAGCGGTCCTGCTCCTGCAAATCCCAGAACGCCTATTCACGGGGAACCATGTACTCGTATATCGGGCCATTGAATCCCTGCACCGAGCCGAGCGACCTGTGGACCTTGTGGCCGTTCACAAGCACCTCATTGACAACGGGCAAGCCCATGTCATCGCTGAATTTGTGGACATCCTTGACGGGAACACGCTGACCTCTGATTGGAAGGTCTATGCCTCCGACCTCAACGAAGCGTGGAAGCAACGGGAGGAACAACGCATCATGGACGAGTTGGCCCATGACAGGGACATACCCAAAGCCTTCGCCCGCTATCAATCCATGCAGGCCATTGAAACCAACGCAACCGAAACTACCGCTCACGAACTGGCTAAGACCTACCTCATGAACATGAACGAGGTCCGTGAAGGCAGGCGCAAGGATTCAATCTTTCCCACCTACATCAGCCCGATGGACCGAATGCTTACAGGGTTCAAGCCTACCGAGTTTATCCTCTTAGGTGGAAGGCCCGCAATGGGCAAGACGCTCTTGGCCCTGCAAATCGCAATGAATCAAGCCATGGCCGACATTCCCGTGGTCTTTTTCACGCTGGAAATGTCAGCGGAGCAACTGACCCAGCGGATGCTCTCCAACCTCGCCACCATGGACGGGGCGCACTTTCTCAACCCCACCGAGCGAATCAGCACAAAAGATTTTATGGATTTGGGCCAAAAAGCGGACCTCCTAAAGTCCAAACCGCTCTACATCGTGGACCTGCACCAAGCCAACCTGGACCGCATTGAGGGCGAAATCGCCAAACTGAAAACCAAGTACGGGATTTGCGGATTCTACTTGGACTACCTCCAACTCGTAGAGCCGACCAAGATTGACAAAGCCAAGCCAAAAATTGAGCAGATGACCAACATATCCAAGACCCTCAAAGCAATATGCAAACGGCAGAAGGTGTTCGGGGTTGTGGTGTCATCGCTATCCCGTGCAACCGAGGGAAGGAGCGACCATAGGCCCATCATGTCGGACCTTCGGGAAACGGGGCAACTGGAATTTGATGCGGACAAGATTGGCTTTGTTTACCGCCCCTACGAACACGACAGGAACCAACCAGCGGACCTCATGGAGGTCATCGTCCGCAAAAACCGCAACGGTTCCCTTGGCATCGCAAACATCCAATGCCACCTTCCCTTTACCAAAGCCAACGAATACCCACCTAATTCGCTATGATGGAAGAATACAATCTCCAAGCATCCTGCGTCAAGTTGTTCGCTTTGATGCGACCCAACGAGCAGGGGCTGCTATTCCTCAACCTCAACAACCCCCGTTCCCGCTCCAACGGTTTCTTCCTAAAGGGAATCGGGCTGACCGCTGGCGTTGCTGACATGACCTACCTATCCCCGAAAGGAGCGGTATTTCTTGAATTTAAAACACCCAAGGGCAAGCAGTCCCTATCGCAGAAATGGTGGCAGGGGGTCGTTCAGGAGGCGGGGTACAGGTACGAGGTCATCCGAAGCGTGGAAGATTTCCAAAGGGTGTTGGCTGAATGTTGCTAACTTGTGTATATGTTTGCTGAACCTAAACCAAACTCAATGAAACCAACCCCCACCGATTTCCGCCGCTGGCAAATCCACATCCGCAAGGAGTGCGTGTCTTGC